CATTACGAGGTCTTCTACTTGGCCCTAAAGAAGTCATCAGAGTTTACACCTTTGTCATCAATAAAGAAATCAGCATGAGGTTTACCTAAGATCAAAGTGTGATATTTACATCCCCAATCTTTAAGTTGTTTTTCTGTAAGATCAAATAATAGAGCCGATGCTTTCATGCTTGCATCTGGATCATCACCGAATCGACCCATACCTCTAGCGGTAAAGTAAGTGATATCATGACCTTCATCATACAACTTATTTATGACAGCAATACGATCCCACCATGGCATTGCCTTATGGTAATCCCTACCTACAGTTTGACTACAAATAGTTCCATCGATATCAACACAATATCTCACTCTTCTTCTACCTCTTCCATTTCCAAGCTTTCAATAGCATCAACAGGAACTTCATGTTCTCCAATTCTATACATATGTTCTTTCTTTCCCGATTTATAACTTTCAAGAAAACCAAGATATTCAATATCCTTACATGTGTGTTCACGAAGCCATGCCTGTAATCGATGGTGCATTAAATCTGCTGAACTAATTCCTTTCATTTTTTGCCTCCTATTGAAACAATATCTTTATTACTTAAGTGGTAAGCGCCAGGATGTGTTACAGATATCGCAGCTGCTTTGTTTGCGTAGATGATTGACTCTTGCATATTTTTTGTTTGTAAAAATTGATATACTAGTGCAGATAGAAATGTATCTCCAGCACCACATACATCAAATACTTTAACAATTTCTGGTTTAAAAATCAAACCGTTCCAACTTGCACCATCAGACCCAAGAGTAACGATAAGATGACTATCATCAGGTATATGGTCTTGTACAAGGTCATCATACTCCTTCCTGTTTATTTTCCAGTATACATTATCTTTCTGGAAAAGTCTACGTTTCTTAGTGTCCACAAACACTGGTCTGTTAATATTGTTACATATATGCCATAGATCTTCATCACTGAGGTATCCTTTGTCATAATCTGAAATAACAATTGCATCTGGATTCATATGCATGAAAGCCATTTTCATTTCAGCATTGGCAATCCTACTTATTTTTGGAGTTTCATCTAAACGTAGAAGTTGATAACCACTGTTGGTATCTACAAATCTAGTTTTAGTTATTGTCTCTCTCTGAGAAAGTAAAAGAGTATTGATTCCAAATGATTTGAGATTCAACTCAGTATTACCAGCCATGCCTGGCCTTTCTTCAATTTTAATTTGATCTAACACAGGCACAGGTTGTTCTGGGCTGAGCCTACTACACTCACCAAAAATGTACTTATCAGTACACTTATCACCTATGACAATTACATTATGCACGAATCTTTTTGATAATGTCCGTTGTTGAGTAATTCAATCTAGGAAGAAATCTGACTTCTCTGGCATACTCTTTGCCAACCACATCTCCCCCTTTCCAATCATCACCTAACAGTAGTATATCAGGCATGTATAATTTTATCAACCCCTCTAATTCTTTTCTGTCATTGAAGTACAATACTTCGTCAATATATTTTATCGCTTGTAACATGGAAATTCTATCACACAAATTGTTGACGGGCTTAAACGCACCCTTATCTTTACGAATCTTTTCATCTGTATCTGTGGCTACTATGAGTTTTTTTCCTAAAGATGCACCAACTTTGAACAGTTCAATATGGCCTGGATGTAGTATATCAAAAGTGCCATTACACCATACTATTTTATTTTCCATACCATTCTTTTAGTAGATCTATTTGTGGAATTGATTGGTTCACACTATTATCTAGTCTTCTTAGATAATTTTCATATCTAGGAACAATTTCTTTTACATCCTTATACCAATATGTCTTCCTCTCAATCTCAGGCATCAGTTGCAATAACCACACATGCCAATTGCTTCCACCAAAAAACGAACTAGATCTATGATCTTGAAATGTCAAAGAATCTGGATCATTTATCAGATCTTCCATATATTTTTGCATACCAGATTTATCGTGACTTAATCTGACGTAATCCCAAAACTTACCTTTTCTTTCACAATATGAATAATGCATGTTAACATAATCAACGGCACTCTCAAAAGCACACTTCATTCTAACATTGTAGATATCAGTTTCGTATTCATTATAGACACAATCAACCATACATTCTTCTAAAAATTCACATCCCCTTATCATCAAGGCCAATCCAGTGCTTTCTAATGGTTCTATAAATCCAGCACTTAATCCAATAGGAACTACATTGCCTTTCCAAAATTTTTCAACATATTGAGGTTTCCAATCTAACATTCTCAATTCTTTTTTCTCAATCCTATTATCCCAATGTTTCACAAAAGCATCTGCCACTATATCTGGATCTGTAATTGATCTATTGAAGCAATATCCTGTTCCTATTCTAGATTGTGTTGGTATTCTCCATCTCCAACCATGTTCTAATGCCTGACAATCCGTATATGGATGCATCTCTTTATTTTTATCTTGATATTCTACTTTGGTAGCAAAAGCAGTGTCTATGAATAATCTATCACTCAAATCTACATTGTGATTGCCTATCAACATCTGTTTCCAACCAGTGCAATCTATAAACAAATCTCCAGTAATTCTTGATCCATCATCTAATACTAATTCTTTGATACTAGATCTTGTAATATCATCAGATAAACCATTTCTATAAATCTCTATAACATCAGATTGAATATATTCTTTTAAGTATGGTATAGTATTTTTTTGTAAAAATTTTACTAATTTACCACAATCAATCTGATAGGCATATGTATCTCTAACATAATCTGGTTCTATTTTATTCTGCATGGCAGATCCATATAAACCAGATATACTTTTTATTTCTCTTTGATCTTGATAATTAGACCAAACATCATAGAGAGGGACTCTGGGTATATTTGGATTTTCACTATCACCCAAAATACCAAAACCGAATGGATGCCAGATATTATTCTCTTCCTTACCCCAGCCAGGAAATAATATTCCTGCCTTGAATGTTGCATCTATTTCATTCATCCATTGATGTGGTTCATATCCCATCTCTCTCATGACCTGTGGGAAACTTAACAACGTAGCTTCTCCAACACCAACTCTTTCTGGATCTGATTTATCAATGACAACTACTTCTAAAGATTTCCACCTTCTTGCAAACCAAGATGCAGTTATCCATCCAGCAGTTCCTCCACCAACAATAACTAACTTTTTAACTGTCTTCATTGTTTAGAATAGTAAAGGTACTTTGCCAATCCTACAGATGTGCCCGCATCTTGACATAATGGATCTACGAACATTTTAACACCTTCTGGAAGATGTTTCAAGTACTCATAATTAGCAACACAGTTCATAGCACACCCACCAGATAATACAATATTTTTTTTACCAGTTTGCTCTAGCCCCGATACAATAGTATTTGTCATCCATTTTTCAAAATCTTTTTGCAGTCTATATGCCAAATTTGCAATTTTTTGAACGTCATCATTCCATTCTCTATAGTTCCAAGATTCGGGAAGATAATCATAAGGAATAAAAACACAACCATCATGTGATCTGTAAAAAAGTTTAGAATTTACTAGATTGTTTTCTAAGATAAAAGGTTTTATATTATCATCTTCTTTACCGTATGGTGCCAATCCCATAGTTTTACCAGATCCTAGTGTCCCAAATCCAAGGTAAGCTGATACTGAAGCGTAGGCCATACCAATACCCATTGGCCAATGATCTAAATGAGTTTCCCTAGATCTCCATTTCTCAGAATGATGTTTTGGAGTTTCTTGTTTAGCTAGACAATTCAATACAAATGGATCTTTTTGCATTGTGTATAAACTTGCCACCTCATGCATATCAGAGTCTTTAGTTGATGGATTACCCATACCATCAACAACTAAAACTAATGCATCTTTAAATCCAGAATTATAGAAACCACCTATGGCATGAAAAACATGATGTTCATCATACCTAATATCTTTAAATTTTGCTTCTGTTAATTTTATTTTCTCATTCTGTCTACTTCTAGCTATAGATTTTAATATTACATGATTTACAAAGGCAGCTACACCTTCTTCAAATTTTAATCCAGAATCAAGACGTACGGAAATATCATCTACGGGCCAATATTTTAATCCAGAAAAAGCATAATCATATTCTTCTAATTGTTTAACAGTAGTTTCATATCCAAACAATTGGTAGAATGATTTTGCTGGAAACCCATCATGTTTAAAACCACTAACTCTTTCTTCTTCTAAGTAATATTCAATTTCTCCATTATTACAAATACATATTGCACCATCATGGGATATATTAAATCCAGCTGTCTTCATTAGTTCTTTATTTCAACCATAAGACCATACTCAGGCAAATAGAGGTATTCTATCAAACTATTTGCAAGAGTCCTCAGAGCGTCGTCTAGGGTCTCTACAAGAGGTTCTCCTCCTAAGTTGAAGGATGTATTAAAGATAATAGGGCATCCTGTCTTATCATAGAAAGTTTTAATTAAATTATAGTAATGGGGATTGACATCTTCTGTAACTGTTTGAATTCTACATGTGTCATCAACGTGAATGATTGCTGGAATCTTTTCTTTAATTCCGTCCTGACATTTAACAGCATACATCATAAATGGAGTATCATCCATACCACGAAGATCGAACCATTCATGTACATGTTCTTTCAATATTGATCCAGCAAAAGGTCTGAAGTATTCACGACGTTTGATAGCATTGACATGATCTTTACCATTTGGATCTCTAGGATCATACATAATAGATCTATTGCCCAATGCACGAGGGCCTGCCTCAGATCTACCTTGAAACATTGCAACAATATTTTTTTTAGTAATTAGATCAACTGCATCTTCATGATCAGCTTCAAATATTCTAGTTGCATCATAATAATTTGCGAGGTCTTTAATGTAATCAATATCATAATCATACTTAGGCCCATAATATAAATCAGTAATCATTGGTTTAACCTCCCTATCTTTTGTTACTTTATGGTAATGCCAATATGCAGCACCGATTGCCGTTCCAGCATCATTACTTACTGGTTCCACAAATAGATTAATACCTTCACCTTTTAATTGTTCTAGATACCAATAATTTGCAACACAGTTTAATCCATATCCACCAGAAAGAACAACATTCTTTTCTCCACTCATTTCTACCGCCTTACGAATCAAATCTAATACCATTTGTTCTGATTCTGTCTGAATGGCATATGCCATATCTCTGCGACTTTGTAGTTGAGTTAAATCATCTGTCTTTTTTAAATCTGGTGGATTTCTGAGTTCTGTAAATCTACCTTGATTTACAACTGCACCATTAGGATAAGTTGGTACAATTAAATCTCTGTTAGTTGTAGACCAATCACTCATGCCATCGTAATCAGTATAGATGTCGGGTATATTTAAGTTTTGTTGTCCATATGGAAACAGTCCCATAGTTTTACCAGCTTCAATTGGAGCCCAACCACAATATTGAGTCACAGCTTCATATGCTTTTACTATGCCAGCAGAATCATCTAATATAAACTCGTGAGTTCCTTCTTCATCTTCTCTCTCAGATGTAAACCCAAGCATCTTTTCAGAACCCCAAGGCCCTCTACCTCCTTGATGTTTGTATAGAGTTTTAAAGTTATCTGGATAATTACATTTTATTATAGTTTCTAACTCCCATGTCATTACATCTTCTCCATCAATATGCATTGGAATAAATGACCCAGCACCATCTACTATGACAGATACGGCACTCTTAAATCCTGATCTATAAAATGCACAAGATGAATGAAGTTTATGATGAATATGACTATAATCTACTACTTGTGGGTGTTTGTAAATATCTGCCTTTCTATCTATCAAACCTAACTTTCTTGCTAGACCTGTGTACATATTTTCGCCAGTAAAGTCTATAGTACCAGCTTGTTCTATTGGTTGTGTATGTGCAACTACAAGATAATCTAAGGTATCGGTATAATCCAATATCTTAAGCATAGAGGCTAAAGGGCCTCCATCATATTTTTTTCTTGATAACCTTTCTTCTTCTATAGAAAAAACAAGTTCACCATCTTTAAGTAAGCATATGCCAGAGTTGTGACCTCTAGCAATAGCTGCAATCCATTGAGTCATTATTTTGTTTCAATATTGATTGTTGTTTTATCTGATTTTAACAGATTTTTAAATCCTTTATTTGGTTTTGGTTTTGGTTTATTTAAAGTGAATGTGGGTTTAGGAGCTCCTGTTGAAAGAGGTGTTGTTCCTAATGGTTCTCTCTTTCCACCACCAGCAAGTTGGAAAGCATCTGGTTTAGGCATTTCTTGCGTTGGTGTTGGAGTAGAACATGCTGATGTTTCTTGTTGAATAGGAACAAATGTGCCTGTAAATGCTCTGGGTTTACCCAATCTCTTTCTACAAGATTCTAAAATCTGTTTAATTTGATTTTTGTCAAGTTCCATAGATTGATCATTGAATCTATCAACTCTTTCATCTTGAGTAATTCTGATTGGTGCATATTCTCTACGACCATCTCCAACATCAAGAATATCAAAATCCTTATGGCCAGGATAACTAATATTCTCTGGATATGTCGAACCAACTACTACAGTAGCAGTTTTATCAAGAGCTCTTGCCATGTGTTGACCCATACTATCACATCCCAAGAAATGATCTGCAACTTCAATAACTGCAGCCCATACTCTCATGTCCGATATCTGTGGCCTAGCAATAGGGAATTTAGTATTCTCTTCATTCTCTTCTACTGAGAAATGAAATTCACTCATTACAATTACTGCGTAGTCTTTTTTAAGTGAATTTATTATATCACATACGCCTGTAAGTGGCATACTTCTAGATGAAGGATCTGCTAAAAATTCACCTAACTGAGTTATGGATCTACCGAATGGTTGTACAACTATTACTTTATCTTTTTTAGTTACTGATTTTATTTCCTGTACTACATTGTACCCAGCAATAACTTCCATTTTGTTTAATTCAATTTTTGGTTTAGGTAGTTCTCTTGGTTCATCTAAACCATTAATCTCCATGTCATAGGCCTGTGCCAAATTACACTTTTGATTATAGTAGTGCCATACTCTATATGGTTCTGGACTTACACAGTCTCTATCTTTAATATGTTCTTGGAAAAGATTTTTATGCCAGTGATCGTATGCCTTTCCATCTAGTGTTGGGTGTCCCTTGAAGAAATCTGTACCCCCTTCACACACTATAATAAAATCATCATTTGTCTCCGCATATTTTTCAAATGCAGGGATAGAACTTATAACTCTTCCCGCTCCACCATTAATAAAAAACGCCTTCGATCTCATAGTTTTCATAATTCCTGTACTATATAGTCACATAAAAAATACCTGTGCCAGACGAGGATGTTGTTTATACATCTTCCTATCCAAGATTGCTCCGTGAGTTTGTCTAGCTTCATATAACACCATTCTATTATATTTCATCTCACTTGTAAACATTATATCGTTTTTTATATTGTAATCGTAACCATAAGCATGATCTTCTATGTACTTGTAGAAATTTGTGCCTCCATTACACTCATCATCTTTATTCAAATATACTAAAGCTGCCCATTTATATCCTACATTATCTTTATGATGAGTGTAACAATAAACAGTATCGGTAAACCGATCCATTATATCGTCATGAGTCGTGTGATTCACCATAAATTTCATGTTATCCCATTTTGATTGAAACTCATCATCGTTATATTCTAGATTATTCCACTCTTTTTGATTACAGAGAGTGGTAAATACTGGCCTGAGATTATCTCTCATCTCCTGACTATCTTCAACAACACGTTTTCCTACTAAAGATCCACAATATTCCTTTCCACCTTTAAGTTCACATGATAAGGCATAATCCCTTACCTCATCTGGATTTGTGTAAAAATTATCTACAACAAACACTTTCCTCCAGATAAATCCTTGATCATTATTCTTAGAATGATCATAGACTCTTTTTACAGTTAAATTATAATTACTGAGAGGATTAGCTTCAAACATTTAATAAAAAAGATCCCCTTATTAGGAGGATCTTGATGAATTAATTTATATATGTTTTGATTAGCCTGGAGGTGCCCATGCTGGAGTTCCTGATCCATCACCATCAGCAGAATCTGTTGGTGGATCAACGTGATCTGGTTGCATTGGGAACATCATGTCTGCAATGTTTGGATGTACATTTGCAGCTTGCATCTTTGCAGGGAGGTCTCTTAACTGTTGACGATAAGTTTTCCACTTATTCTTAAGATCCTCAGGCATATCCTCTGTTACTTTACCATCACTATTTCCTAGCTCCATGTTTCTATGAGATCTAACCATATCCCATGTTTTATCTTCGTCAACGCCATTTATTTTCTCTTTAGGAGTAAATGCTTCAATTGAGATGTCATCGGGGCCAGCACTGCCTGGATTTGCAACTACGATAGTATTTTCGTTGTAGATATCATCTGGATATAACACAGAACCGTATGTGAACTGAATGTATCCATCAGCTGATAAATCAGGTGAGCCAGGGTGCGCTACATCTACAGATAAGTCACGACTTTCCTCTTTCTCATTGATCACAGGGCCTCTAAGTTGACAGATAAGTGTATGTAGATCTGATCTTGAACAATCTACTTCATACCATTGAACTACGTCTGCTGGTCTTGGACGACCATCTGCAATGTCGTCTTCTGTTAGAGGGCCATAATGTTCTTTTCCATCTGCACCAATCTGTAGATAGATTTTGTCTGGGCCGTCGTATGTTTGGTCTCTTTGTTTACCATCAGAGAAGCTGTGATCAACAAGGAAACTGTTCGGAAGACTTAACTTCCATGCCTTTTCGATAATTTTTGTTGCCATTTCGGATTTCTTCGGGTTTACTCCTTCGGCACTATTTATAAAAAAAGAGGGTTTATAACCCTCTTTTGAAAAATTTTCTTGTTCGGTTTAGACGTAAGTGATCTTAACGAGTCCTCCTCCACCTTGTCCACCTTGTCCGCAGTGACCACTACCACAGTATGCAGTAATAGCACCTTGTCCACCGTGTCCGTATGGAACAGTCCAACAACCACAACGAATCCAACATCTTCTTACACCGTAACTAACACCTAGAGTTCCGATAAATGGAGCTCCTGTAGGCATCGCATCGTTGTTATAGAAACAGTGACAGTTCCAACCATCAGCCCTGTATGATGCACCAGCATGGTTGCCCATTCCGAAATCTCCACCCATTGCGCCAGGGTTGAAACAACATCTTTCCATCTGAGTGTAACAACTTGAAGACCATGAGTTAGTATAACAACCTCTATTACCACCGAAAGCACAGAAACCTGAGAGGTTATATCCATTTACATAGGATGAACAACCATGGCATCCTGTACATTGTCTGGAACAACAACGATATGTACCACCAGCACATACAGTATATTGACATCCACCAGCTGTGCTAATAGTTTTAGTATTATAGAAACCTCCACCAGCACCAAACCAGTTACCACAACGGTTGCAGTTACATTCTCCGTGTCCGTTTCCTCCAGCACCCCAAGCCTCGATAGTCATTCGAGTTGTACCTGTTGGTACAGACCAATTGCAACAACAGCCTGGGTTACAGACGTTAGTTTGTCCGTAGAACCATTTTACACACCAGTTAGAAAAAGATCCAGATTGAACCGCCGATGATGGAATAGTTCCGTCAACGATCCTATCGTTAGCAACTTTTTTATAGGATGAATAATTTGCCATTTCTTTCCGTTAGAAGTATGTAATTTTGACAAGGCCGCCGCCACCAGTTCCACCTTGTCCACAGTGACCATTACCACAATAAGTAGTTATTGCGTTTTGTCCACCATGACCGTAAGGCACGATCCAGCAACCACAACGAATCCAGCAACTTCTTAATGACTGATACACTGAAGTACCGATTAGAGGTGCAGATGTTGGAGAATGAGCATGTTGATAACAATGACACCATCCTCTGTATGTATCGTATCTAGAAGCAGACCAAGCACCAGCATGGTTTCCAATTCCAAAGTCTCCACCGTTGTTGCCAGGAGCACGACAACATGTGTTTAATGATGAACAGTTTGTACTCCAAGAAGTATTTGCCATTCCTCGGCAACCACCAATGGCACAGAAATTGGATAAGTTTGCACCATTTACATAAGAAGAACATCCTATGCATCCTGTACATTCTCTAGATAGACATCGATAAACTCCACTAGCGCATACAGTATATTGACATCCAGCAGTAGTGGTGATCATTTTACTATTGTAATATCCTCCACCAGCACCTAAAAAGTGATGGCATCTATTACATGAACATGCACCAGATCCATTTCCTCCAGAACCCCAGGCCTGAATCCACATGTTTTGAACACCTGTTGGGACTGTCCAGTTACAACAGCAACCAGCTGAACAACGACATATGATTCCGTAAAACCATTTTACGCCATAAGATGAGTTCGGTGAGTCACTAAAGCTTGATGCACTCAAACTATTAGAAGCTAACTGATCTCCATTAACTTTTTTGTATGATGAATAACTTGCCATTGATTTCCTTTTTAGACGTAAGTAATTCTTACAACTCCAGAGCCGCCTTGGCCACCCTGAGCACAACACCTACCACAGTATTGTGTTTGTCCACCCTTTCCACCAGTTGCGTATGGAGCAGTCCAACAACCGCAACGAGCCCAACAGTGAACAGCTTGGTTTTCTGTACTTGATGTTAAGAACGGAGCACCAGATGTACATTCTGTAGTAATAGATGGGCCACACTGACAGTTCCAGTGACCTGAGAAACCGTCTTGGTGAGGAGCCATTGCAAAATCTCCACCCCATTGGCCAGGAGATACGCAACAGAAGTTTCTTGATGTACAAGCAACTGACCAGTCAGTGTTTGCACAACCTCTTGCACCTCCTTGAGCACAGAAGTTACTTAAGTTGTAACCATTTACATAAGAAGCACATCCTATGCAACCATTACATTCTCTAGAACAACATCTGTAAACTCCACCAGCACATACACGATATTGACAACCTCCAGTGGTAGAAATTGTCTTTGTATTATATGTTCCTCCAGCAGCACCTTGATAGTGGTGACATCTGTTACATGAACATGCACCGTGTCCGTTGCCTCCAGCACCCCATAATTCAAAGGTTATCTTTTCAACCCCAGAAGGGACTGTCCAAAGACAACAACAGCCAGGTGTACAATAACATGGATGTCCATGTATATGTTTAACGCAGTATCTAGGAGCCACACCCGATTGCAGTTTATCTGATGAAATACTTCCAGCAGTTATCTGATCGGATCTAACTTGTCGATATGATCTATAATTGGCCATTTACTAACTCGAAATGTGGTAAAAAAATATCATAATGTAGATGGTCAAACATTAGATGGAGAAGATTCTCCAACCGTATGAATCACCTGAGAATACTAGGCTAAATGCTGCACCCTCTGTGTTAACAGTTAGGTTAGCAGAGTCACCTTGTATTAGTTTTCCATTACGAGAAACGGTCAATGCATTACTATCGAATGTCTTAGCAACATCGAAGAATGTGATTTTAGCACCTAAGTCAGGAGATGCAGGGAGTGTTGCAGTAACACCACCACCATTTGTGTTAACAAAGTAGTTTCCACCAGCAGCAACGTTTGTTGAAGTTGAGATAGTACTGTATGACTCAACGCCTGGCTGAATCCATGTTGTACCGTTGTAGTATTCAAGAGCACCGAGGTCTGTGTTGAATCTTAACGCACCAGTATTGAACTCATCGTCAACGCCGCCAGGTCTTTGAGCAGTTGTACCTACAGGAGGTGTCATTGCCTTTGTACCCATTGAACCACGAGTGATGAATCCCTTAACAGCAAATTCTGTAGGACATGCACTGTTTGAGTTACCTGACATTGCAGGGTCAGAGGAGAATTCAG